ATCACGCAGAGACTTTTTTCGTCAACCAATAAGGCAGCAAACGCTGGTAAGCCTATGACAACGCTAAGACGACGTGAGGCAATTGAGCGGGCGCGGGAAGAGGCTCGTCGGCGCAAACTAGGCGATATTCAGCCCGGCAAGATGCTTCCGCTCGACTATTTGTTGTCGGTCATCAATGACCCGGCCGTGGCGGCACCTCGTCGTGACCGGCTGGCGATTGCGGCGGCACCCTATTGCCACCCCAGGCTGACCGAGCCGCAAAAGATCGGCAAAAAGGATCGGGTGGAAGAGGCTGCGGCGACGGCTGGCGGGGTTGGAACTGAGTGGTCCGACGACCTCGAGGTCAATCAGGTCAACTGATGCGGGCACAATCATGAGGGTGTACAGCAATCAATTGCTGACGTGGCGGGGTAATTCACTTCACCTTGGCCGCCGAAAGCTCGCTGAGATCGTGCAGGATGATCACTATCCGACGATGTGGCGTGTGCGCCGCGCAGATGGGATATGCTCAACGTGACGCGGGCAAGGGATGCTGCTCGGGGGATGGCACTCGGGGTTTTGAATGGGCAAGAAAGGCACGCCCGTGCCGCCCACAGCGCGTTTTAACGGTCGCCCTTGCTCCACCTAACCCCCGTCCTTGAAAACGAACGAGCGGCCCTGCCCGAGTCAGGGCCGTCCATTGGCGGTGATGACTGGGACACGAGCTGCCCAGACTGGGAGGAGCGGATTCTGGACGGCCGCAGCCTGGTCCCGGATCTGCCGCTGTACGAGGGCGAGGCGGCGAAGGCGCTGCGCTGCTTCAAGCGGCTGCGGCTGCCGGACGTGATCGGGACGCCGCGGCTGGGTGAGGTCTGCGGCGCGTGGTTCTTCCCGATCGTGGCGGCGTTGTTTGGGAGCTACGACCGGGCCAACAATATCAGGCACATATCCGAGGTCTTTCAACTTATCCCCAAAGGCAACTCGAAGAGCACGAACGGCGGCGCGGTGATGCTGACCGCGCTGATCATCAACCCGAGGCCGTCCGCAGAGTTTCTATTCGTTGCGCCGACCATCGAGATTGCCAGCATCGCCTATCGGCAGGCGAAAGGCACCATCCGGCTCGATCCCGAATTGTCGAAGATCCTGCATGTGCAAGACCACATCCGGAAGATCACGCATCGGCAGACCGGCGCGAGCCTGCAGATCAAGGCGGCCGATACCGACGTGATCACCGGCTCACTCGCGCTCGGCACCATGATCGATGAGACCCACGTGTTTGCCAAGCGAGCGAACGCGGCGGAAATCTTCATCGAGTTGCGCGGCGCGCTGACAAAACGTCCCGACGGATTCCTGTTTCAGACGACGACCCAGAGCAAGGCACCGCCGTCGGGCGTGTTCGCGTCCGAGTTGGCGATGGCGCGTGCGGTGCGGGACGGCAAGACGCGGATGCCGCTGCTGCCGGTTCTGTACGAGCTGCCGGATCGGCTGGCGCGCGACGGCGGCTGGAAAGATCGCAAGTACTGGCCGCTGGTGAACCCGAACCTCGGGCGATCGACCGACGAGAACTTCCTCGCGCGCGAGATCGTGCGGGCCGAGGCTGATGGCCCAGCGGCTCTTTGCCTTATAGCGAGCCAGCACTTTAACGTCCAAGTCGGGATGAGCCTGCGTGCCGATGGTTGGGCTGGTGCGAATTATTGGTCCCGCGGTGTCGAGGAGGGGCTATCGCTTGATGGCGTGCTTGCGCGCTCGGAGGCGGTGGTCATCGGCATCGACGGCGGCGGGCTTGACGACCTGCTCGGCATTGCCGTGGTCGGACGCGAGAAGGATACGAAAACCCATCTGGCATGGACCCATGCGCTCATTTCCCCGGAGGGGTTAGAGCGGCGCAAAGCTAATACTGGTTTTTACGAAAGGTTTCAGGCCGACGGCGATCTAACCATTGTTGAGGAATTGCCTGACGATATTTCGTTCGTCACCGACATTGTCCAAAAGGTAAAGGACACCAAGAAGCTGGCTGGCGTCGGTGTCGACGCCATCGGGATCGGCGGCATTGTTGACGCCCTAGCAAAAATAGGTGTCACGCAGGAGAACAACCTGCTCGCCGGCGTGCGCCAGGGCATCTCGCTGATGGGCGCCATCAAGACCGTCGAGCGCAAGTTGGTGGACGGTTCGTTCAAGCACGGCGGGCAGGCGCTGATGACGTGGTGCGCCGGCAATGCGCGCATCGTGCCGACGCCGACCGGGATGCGGATTGCTCGGGATGATTCCGGTTATGGGAAGATCGACCCGCTCATGGCGCTGTTCAATGCCTCGGCATTGATGGCGACCAACCCGATGGCGCAGAAGCGGCCAGAGGTGCGGTTGTTTTTTGCCTGATCAGAAATGCAGTGAGCGGCCATCTGGGGGGGACAAAGGCCGCTCACGATCATGCCACCGCTCTCGCCGGTTGGTTATCGCTGTGGTTGCGGCGGCTGATTGGGATTCGGTTTTCCCGGATTAGGGTTTTGCGGGTTCGGTTTCGGATCGTCGCCCGGATTATTGGGGTCGTTTCCCATCGCTGTTCACCTCCGGTGTTGCCTTGCCTGTGGCAGGACAACACGGAGCGCATCACGAAAGTTCCAGCCATGTTGAACCGAGCTTACTCGCTTCTCACCCTGAAAGCGGTCGACGACGACGCGCGCATCATCACCGGCATGGCGTCGACGCCGACGCCGGATCGGCTGGAGGACATCGTCGAGCCGATGGGCGCGCAGTTCAAGTTGCCGCTGCCGCTGTTGTGGCAGCACGACTCGAAGCAGCCGATCGGCCATGTCACGAAGGCCAAAGTCGGTAAGGATGGCATCGAGATCGTTGCCCAGATCGCCAAAGGCGTGACCGATGAGATCGATCGCGCATGGAGATTGATCAAAGCCGGGCTGGTGCAAGGCCTCTCGATCGGGTTCAAAGCGACTGAGACGGCGCGCATCGAAAAAACCGACGGCATCCGTTTCATCAAATGGGATTGGTTCGAGCTGTCGGCCGTGACCATTCCGGCCAACTCCGAAGCCTCTATCGCCACCGTGAAATCGATCGACACTGCGCAGCGGGCCGCGTCCGGCCAGACAAAGCCGCGTCGTGTCGTTCATCTCAACCCACCCGGCGCCTCGGGATCATCGCAACCGAAGTCTGCTGCCCTGGAGGGCGCCATGAAAACCATTGCTGAACAGATTACAGCTTTAGAAGCCAAGCGATCCGCGAGCGCGTCGCGCATGGAAGCGGTGATGCAGAAGAGCCTGGACGAGGATCGGACCTCGGACGCGGGCGAGCAGGATGAATTCGATACGCTGTCGAGCGAGGTCGAGGCACTGGACAAGGATCTGGTGCGGCTGCGCAAGATCGAGCAGGCCAAGGCGTTCGCGGCCAGGCCGGTGATCAAGGCTGAGACGCAGCATGATGGCACTGCGGCGCGCGGCGGATCGATCATCGTCAAGCCGCAGCCGAAGATGGAGCCCGGCCAGTTGTTTGCCCAGAAGGTCAAATGCCTGGCGCTGTCGCAGAAGGTGTTCCGACCCGCCGGCGATATCGCGGCGGAAATGTATGGCTCGGACAGCGCGGTCGTCGCCGAGTTCAAGGCCAACGTTCCGGCCGGCACCAATATCAGCGGCAACTGGGCGGCCAATCTGTACAGCACGGAAAGCGGCGCGGTCGCCGCGTTTTTGGAGTATCTGCGGCCGCAGACGATCATCGGTCGCTTCGGCGCCGGCGGCGTGCCGGCGTTGCGCTCGGTGATGTTCAACACGCCGATCGTCACGCAGACCGGCGGTGGCGCCGGCTACTGGGTCGGCGAGGGCAAGGCCAAGCCGCTCACCTCGTTCAACTTCGCGCGCACGACACTGCCACCGACCAAAGTGGCCAACATCTGCGCGCTCACGGATGAGAGCATTAGGTTCAGCAACCCCAAGTCCGACCTGATCGTGCGCGACAGTCTGGCAGCGGCGTTGCGCGAGCGGCTTGACATCGATTTCATCGATCCCGCGAAGACGGCGGTGGCGGGTGTCTCGCCAGCCTCGATCACCAACGGCGCCGCCACGGTGGTGTCATCCGGTGACGATGCCGACGACATTCGCATGGATATCCGCTCGCTCTACGCCAAGTTCGCCGCGGCCAATAACCCGGTTTCGTCCGGCGTCTGGATCATGTCATCGAACAACGCGGTCGCGCTGGCGATGATGACCAACCCGCTGGGGCAATCGGAATTCCCCACTATGTCGATGACCGGCGGCACACTCAGCGGCATGCCGGTGATCGCCAGCGACTACATCACCAAGGCGATGAACATCGTCGTCCTGGTCAATACCTCCGACATCTTCGTGGCGGACGACGGCGAGATCGCGATCGACGCCAGCCGCGAGGCATCGCTCGAAATGTCGGACGCGCCGGCGCACAACTCGGGCACGCCGACCGGCGCAACGTCGCTGGTCAGCATGTTTCAGACCAACACCGTCGCGATTCGCGCCGAGCGAATCATCAACTGGATGAGGGGCCGGACGCAGTCGGTCGCGTATCTCACCAGCGCTGACTGGGGCGGCCCCGTCCACACCGCCTGATCGGCTCGCGCCTGAGAGCGGGTGGGCCTCCTCCGCTCGCTCTCCTTTTTTTCGGAGATGACGCCGATGAAAATGCGCAGACTGCTGACGATCAAGCCGCACAAGTACGGCACCCGGCACCTGGTCGCCGGCGAGGAATACGAGGTGCCGCCGCGGCATGCCATCGCCCTGGTCGCGGGCAAGAAGGCGAAGTTTGCCGACACCAAGAAGACGGCTCGCACCGCCAGGGTTGAGGAAAGACTCGTGCCTGATTCCGACGATAGCATCGCCGGCGCAGTCACGACCGATGCGGCGATCGATCGCCTGCGCATGGAGGCGACGCAGATCGGCATCAATGTCGACGGCCGCTGGGGCGTGGCGCGGCTGCAGCATGAGATTGCGCAGGCCAAACGCTGATGCGCATTTTCGGGTTGCCGATTCCGTTTACCGGCGAGAAGCAAAAGGCGCGCAACTCGCTGCCGATGGATCGCGGCGGCTGGTATCCGCTGATCCGCGAGCCCTTCACCGGCGCGTGGCAACGCAACCTTGAGATCAATGTCGACACCGCGGCCTCGTTTCATGCCGACTTCGCTTGCAAGACGCTGATTGCGCGCGACATCGCCAAGCTGCGGGTCAAACTGGTCGAGAAGGACAAGAACGATATCTGGTCGGAGACGACGAGCTCGGCTTTTAGTCCGGTGCTGCGGCGGCCCAACGATTATCAGACCAGGAATCAGTTCTGGGAATGCTGGCTGCTGTCGAAACTGTCGCGCGGCAATACCTACGTTCTGAAAGTGCGCGACGATCGCAACGTCGTCACCGACCTGCATGTGCTCGATCCGACCAGCGTGCAGCCGCTGGTGTCCGACGACGGCGCGGTGTTCTATCGCCTGAACAGCGACAACCTCGCCGGCATCGACGACATCGTCGTGCCCGCGCGCGAGATCATCCACGATCGTTTCAACTGTTTATTTCATCCGCTGGTCGGAACGCCGCCGGTGTTCGCCAGCGGGCTGTCATCGATGCTCGGCCTCAATGCGCAGAAGGCCTCCGCGCTGCTGTTCGAGAATTCCTCGACGCCCGGCGGGCTGCTCATGCTGCCCGGCGAGGTGTCCCAGGAGGAAGAGCAGCGCGTCAAGGAGCAATGGGAGCAACGTTTCTCGCGCAGCAATCTCGGCCGCGTCGCGGTCATGACCGGCGGCGCCAAGTACGAGAAGATGGCCATGACCAACGTCGAGGGCCAGCTGATCGAGAACCTGAAGTGGTCGGCTGAGGTGGTCTGCTCGGTCTACCATGTGCCACCGTACAAGGTCGGCGTCGGCGTGCTGCCGACTTACAACAACGTGCAGGCGCTTAACGTCGAGTACTACTCGCAGGCGCTGCAGTCCCACATCGAGGAAATCGAGGAGGCGCTCGACCACTCGCTCGGCATCGGCTGGGGCGCTGGCATCGGCACCGAGTTCGACACCGAGAACCTGCTGCGCATGGACAGCATCACGCTGGTCACCACCATTCGCGATGCGGTCGGCGCCGGCGTCATGAGCCCGAACGAAGGCCGCGCCAAGTTCGATCTCAAGCCGGTCGAGGGCGGCAAGTCGCCTTACCTACAGCAGCAAAACTATAGTCTTGAGGCGCTCGCCAAGCGCGACGCGCAGGACGATCCGTTCAAGCCGGCAACCCCGCCGGCACCGCCGCAGCCAGCACCACCGGCTGCAGAGGATGAGCCACCCGAGCCCGCACCGAAGCCGCCCGCCGCAAAGTCCGACATCGCAGCACTGTTCACGCGGGCATTGCAGGACGTACATCGCGAGGCCGCATGATGGATGCCAGCGATATCACCGAACTTGCCAAAGGCATGGTGCCGTTCGTGCGCGAATGCGTCGCCGAGGCTTACAGCAAGACCATGGTGCCGCCCGACCTCGCCGAGCAAGTGGCTCTTGCCGTGCGGCTGCTGCACGAGTCGCCGCCGCTCAAGCCACAAGAGCCAAGCAATTCGTAAATGACGCAGCAGATTATCAACATCGACGAGCTGCCGCCCAACGATGAGATTCGTATCTCGTTCACCAAGTGTAACAACAATTTCACCGAGCTTTATGAGGATGTCGACGAGCTAAACGAGCGCATCGATCGCATCCGGATCGCGCCCAGCGGCGGCGGAAGCAGCGGAAGCGGCGAAGGTGGCGGCGAGCAAGGCCCGCCGGGACCGCCCGGGCCAGAGGGGCCGCCCGGCCCGCAAGGCGATCCAGGTCCAGCAGGAGCGGACGGAGCACCGGGCCCGAAGGGCGACACAGGCGACACCGGACCGCAAGGGCCGCAAGGTGACACCGGCGCGCAAGGACCGCCCGGCGCGACCGGTGCGCAAGGCCCGCCCGGCACGCCCGGAATACAGGGACCACAAGGGCCGCAAGGTGATCCCGGCCCCACCGGTCCGGCCGGTGTTGTGACTGCCAACGCGCCGCTGTCGTTAGTCTCGGGCACGCTGTCTATCGACCTGTCGGCCTACTCCACGACCGCGGCCATTGCAGGCGCCTATCAGCCGCTCGACGCCGATCTCACCGCCATTGCGGCGCTCACCGGCACCAACACGATCTACTATCGCTCGGCCGCCAATACCTGGGCCGCAGTTATGATCGGTACCGGGTTGACGTTCACAGCGGGCACGCTCGCGGCAACGGGCGGCGGCGGTGCGGCAACACCAGGACCGCCGCAGGGGCGGCTGACGTTGCAGGCCAGCGTGCCGGTGATGACAGCCACGTCCGCTGCCAACAACATAATCTATTATACTCCATTCGTCGGCAATTTTATCCCGCTCTACGACGGCACCAATTTTCTGATGAAGTCCTTTGTGGAATTGCCGTCGGCACTGACAGATACCATTCATAACCCCGCCGCGATCGGTGCAAGCAAGGTCAATGATTGGTTTATCTTTCTCGATGGCAGTGCGGTCAGGCTCTGTCACGGCCCCGATTGGACGAGTGATACGGCGCGATCTGCTGGCACTGCGTTGGTGCGTGTAAACGGCATCTGGCTCAATAACGCCACCATCGGCAACGGCACTACGACGGGGCCAGCAGCGCAGCGCGGCACCTATGTCGGCAGCACGCGCAGCAATGCATCATCCACGCTGGATTGGATATTGGGGGGTTCGGCTGCGGGCGGAACTGCTGGCTTTCTAGGAGTTTGGAATTGTTATAATCGGATACAATTCAGCGCAGTAGTCGTCAATAGTGGGGCGAATTATACCTATTCGACATTTGCGTATAGACAGGCCGAGGCTTCCGCCGGCATGCAAATTTCATTTGTGATGGGATTAGCAGAGGACACGGTTTGCGCCAATTATCAAACCACATTGGCTACTGCTGCTGCTGGAAGTGCGGGTGCTTTCATCGGCATTGGTGTAGACTCGACCACGACTTACAGCGGAGCTAAATGCTTTATTAATGCGACATTTGCCGCCACGCATTTTTTCACTCCGATCACACTTATGAAGCCGCAACAGTTTTTAGGACATCATGCAATTTGTGCTGTCGAGTCAGGTGATGGCGTGAACGCCAACGGGTTCAACTACAATTCGGACGCGCAGCTTCAAGGTTACTTGACAATGTAGATGTGATGCCATGGACGCAGCAACGCTACACGCCGCCATTGCCGATGTCAGCCCGATCATTTCGTGCTCTGTCGGCAAAGCCGACGACCGCTCGACCTGGACCTGGGCGCCGGGCGAAACCGCAACCCAGGCCCAGAAGGATGCCGGCGACAACGTCATCGCCACCATTCCGATCGATCCGCTCGGCGCCGTGCCGACCGGCGATTTTATCGCCCGCTGGAGCAATGCCGAGTATCTGGCGCTGCAGAAGCGGCGCACCAGTGACAACGGCAAGATGGCAAAGGATTGGGACAACGTCACCTCCGATCCGGTGATCAACATGGACAAGAAGAAGACGAAGACGCTCAAGGATAACTTGGTTGCTGATGGCATCCTGACGCAAGCGCGCGCCGACGAAATTTTTAGCTAGGGGCCAGGGCATGAGCGATACACCGATGATCCCGGCGCCGTCCTACACCCTCAACGAAACGCTCGGCGTCTGCCTGCGCATGTGCCAGTTGGCGCTGACCGAGGTTCGCGCCCTGGCGCGCATGCCGGGACCGCCGGGCACAACCGGTCTGCAAGGCGAGCGTGGCGAGAAGGGTGAGCGCGGTGAACCGGGCAACCCCGGCGCAATCGGCCCGCCTGGGATCGACGGCAGGAACGGTGAGCGCGGCGAGAAGGGCGAGCCCGGCCGCAATGCCAGCGATCTGACCTTCCTGCAGGATTACGCCGTCGAGCAGGTCGGGCGTGCGTTCAAGACCGCGTCAGTCACCACGCCGGATGGCGGTCGCACCTTGCGCTTGGCCATCGGCGACACCGTGCATGAGATCAAGACCGCGGTCGTGCTCGATGCCGGCGTCTGGAAGGAAGGCGCAAGCTATGCCGCTGGCGATGGTGTCACGCTGGGCGGTTCGTTCTTCATCGCCCAGGCCGAGACATCAGCCAAGCCCGGCAAGTCCGATGACTGGCGCCTGGCCGTCAAGCGCGGCAGCGATGGCCGCGACGCGCGCGCGGATGAGAAACGCGCGCTCGAGCCGCTCAGGTTGAAATAATGCACTCCATTCTCGAAATTCTCAGCGAGGCGACCGACAGCGCCGGTCCCGACCTGATCAGCCTCGACGATCTCAAATTCGCGCTCGGCATCACGGGCACCGAGGAGGATGCCGCGCTGCAAGCCGCGATTACGATGCAGTCACGGCTCATTGCAGAGTATTGCAACCGCCGTTTCGGGCTCGCCGAGGCGATCGAGACTTTCACGCTCGACCACAATGAATATCTGCTGGAACGGCAGGCGCTGACCCTGTCGCTCTATCCGGTGGTCGAGGTGGCCGAGGTCTCGACCGCAGGCGCCACGGCGGGCGACATTGAATTTGATCCGGCGAGCGGGCGGCTGTGGACCGGCGGCTATTGGGGCGACACCGTCGTGGCCGTACTCTATTCCGGCGGTTACGACCTGCCGGAAGAAGCGCCGGCGCGGCTGCAGCAGGCAGTGATCCAGGCGGTCAATGACGGCCGCACCACCGGCGCGCGCGATCCCGGCATCCGCGAGGTGCAGCACGGCGATACCCGCGTCTCTTATTTCACACCGTCGCTGTCGACCGCCTCATCGGGATATCTGTCAGCGGTCGTTGTCGATCTGATCAAACCCTATCGGCGCCTGCATGTCGCGTAGTCCATCGTTCTGGTCGGTCCCGCGCGAATGGCCGGGCGAGACCGTCTTCATCGTCGGCGGCGGGCCGTCGGTGCTCGGCGTCGATCTCGACGCGCTGCGCGGGCGGCGCGTCATCGCGATCAATTCCAGCGTCTACAAACTGCCGTGGGCGGACTTTCTCTTCTTCGGCGACTGGCGCTGGTATAACGAGCCCGACAACCAGGCGGCGGTGGCGGGCTTCCGCGGCCGTGTCGTCAGCGTCTCGCGGCTGGTCACCGACCCGAAGGTGCGGATGTGCCGCGCCGCCAAGCCGCCGGGATTGGCGCTCGCGCACGACAGCCTGATGCAGAAGTTCACCTCGTTGACGGCGGCGACCAACCTGGCGGCGCATCTGATCGGGCCAGGCGGGACCATCGTCTGGCTCGGCGCCGACGGCAAGCTGGCCGCCGACGGCCGCAGCCACCATCACCCGCCGCATCGCTGGCCGCACAAGCCCGGCTGCTACGACAAGCAGCATGCCGATCTGGTGACCATCGTGCCGTCGCTGCGGGCGCTCAAGATCGCGGCGTTCAATGCCTCGCCGGGAACGGCGTGGGGCGATCTGCTTCCGGTCATCAGCCTGCAGGACGTGCTGGGTGAGCGGCGCGCCGCCTAAGCCAGTCCTGGTCCGCGGCATGTGGGGCCTCGGCGACAACATCTTCTCGCGGCCATTCGTGCGCGCGGCGGCAGAGCAATACGATATCCACCTCGAGACGCCGTGGCCCGAGCTTTACGCCGATCTGGATATCAAGTTCGTCTGCGGTAGTCGCAAGCTGCGCACGCAGCAGAAGAACATGGCGCGGCAACCGCCGGAGCGGTGGATGCGATCGGCGCCGGCGCCGATGCGTCAGATCAAGGTCGGCTATTTCGATCTGGGCTCGCGCTCGATCATCCGCTCGCTGGAATGCCGGTGGGCGGCGCTGAGGGTCGTCTTTGATCCGGCGCTGTTCGATCTGCCGGATATGGGGCCATCGCCGGTCAAATCGGAATGGCCGATCGCGGTTATCCGCCCGGTCACGGTGCGCAGTGAATGGCACAATGAGGCGCGCAATCCGCACCCGGAATATATCGCGGACCTGGCGCGTGAGCTGATGGCGACCCATACCGTGGTCGCGGTCGCCGATCTCGCGCCGGGCGAGGAATGGGTGGTCGGCGAGCCGCCACCGGCACATCGCTATTTCGTCCACGGCGAGCTTAAGGTGCGCGAGCTGCTCGCCCTGGTGCGTGACGCCGACATCGTCGTCGGCGGCGTCGGCTGGATCGTGCCGGCGGCACTGGCGCTCAAGACCAAGGCCTTCGTGGTGATGGGCGGCCAGGGCGGTCACAACGCGCCCGAGAAGATCACCGACCCGCGGCTCGATCTGCGCCGCATCGGATTTGCCGTACCGGAGAAGTTCTGCCGATGCACGAACATGCTGCACGCCTGCGACAAAACGATCGCCGATCCGGTGGGGCGATTCCGCCGCTGGGCCACGGAACAACGGATTGGCCATGCTGCCTAGTGTGCCGCGATCGTCACTGGGCGTGCAGCCGATTGATTGGCGCGCTCTACCGAAACGGTTCATGCCCGAAGGCGAACTAGAAACATTGATCGCACTCGTGCGCAGCGTGGAACGGCCGCGTCACGTCATTGAATTCGGGGTCAACGTAGGTCGCACTGCTAAGGCGATCATGGTGAATGTGGCCGGGATCGAGCGTTATACCGGCATCGATGTGCCGCTCGACTATATGCCGGCTCTGCCGATTCAGAGTGACAATGCCGTGGCAAATCCGGGCGAAATGGTTTTATCAGACCCGAGGTTTCATCTGATCATCCGACCGCGCGGTTCGCTCGATCTTACCGTGACCGACCTCGCGCCGTGTGATGCCGCCTTCATTGACGGCGATCACAGCCGCGAAGCTGTTGTGCATGACAGTTTCCTGGCACGGGCACTGGTTCGTCCGGGCGGCATCATCGTCTGGCATGACTACCACGACCTCGGCACCGTGGATGTAAAGGCAGTGCTCGACGAGATGCATTTGGCAGGCGATGCCATTTGGCACGTCGACACGACTTGGATGGCATTTGAACGGAAGCCCGCTGTCAATGCATGAACACGCTGCACACCTGCGACAAGATGATCGCCGATCCGCTCGGCCAGTTCTACCGCTGGTGGGGCAGTTCTCGCATCGCTGCCTGACCTGGTGGCTGCAGCACGGCATCGGCTACTACCCGGTCGAGGTCGGACACGCGCCTTACGATCAGGACTATTTCGACGCCTTCGATCGCAATGCACAGACCGAGCTTGGCCGCGCGCTGATGGAGGCGCGGGTCAACTTCGTCGAGCGGCATTACAGAGGAACACTGATCGATGTCGGCATCGGCTCGGGCGCCTTTGTCGAGCTGCGCAATCGGCGCGGGCGCACAACCTACGGCTACGATGTCAATCCGGCCGGGCTCGCCTGGCTCGATGAGCGCAAGCTGCTGGTCGATCCGCATCTGGTGTCGTTCGATGCGGTCACGCTGTGGGACGTGCTCGAGCATATCCCCGACTTCCAGTCCCTGCTCGCCAACGTGCGCGATTGGGTGTTTGCGTCGCTACCGATCTTCCGCGACGCCGAGCACGCGCTGCGCTCCAAGCATTTCAAGCCGGAGGAACATTGCTGGTACTTCACCCGCGACGGGCTGGTGTTCGCGATGAACCTGTGCGGTTTCGCGCTGGTGTCGGAAAGCAAGGTCGAGACTGAGCTCGGCCGCGAGGACATCGGGACATTCGCGTTTCGAAGGGCAACCGATGATCAACTATAGCGCGGACCTCTACGATCCGGTCTATGCCGAACTGGGCGTGCCGGCGACGCTGACCGCCGGAACCGCGGGCGAGATCGCGCTCACCGTGATCGACGACACCCGGCCGAAGACCAACACCAGCGGCACGGTGGAGGTGCGCAGCGTCGGGCCTGGTGCCTATGCCCGCATTCCCGAGCTTGCCGACAATGGCATCGCGCGCGACGACTACATGGACGCGGTCCTTTCCTTCAACGGCCGGACTTGGGTCGTGCGCTCCTACGAGCTGCGCGGCAGCCCGAACGGCGAGGATGTCGGCGAGGTGCGGTTTCTGCTGAAGGCGATCGAGTCGACCAATGGCTGACGTGCGCGAGGATATCCTGGCGCGGCTGCTCGTGGTGGTCGCCACCATTCCGAACATCCGATCGGCGCACCGTAACAACGTCGACATCACC